ATCTGGGATCACCTCTCCGTTTGCCGAAAATTTTAGAACAACAGGTCTGACACTTTAGCACGTTAAAGTGTTAAACTTCACCGCGTTAAAGTGGTAACGTGTGAAAGTGTTGAAACATCCAGGCGTTATCCAGGTATCATCCGGCTGTAATTGTTAACAAACTATGAACTATAAAAGATCAATAAATTCATACATGAAATTAAAAAATATCAGTAGACAAAAAATCAAATCATGGTACTATATACATGTAACAAGAAAGAGCAACACATAAATAAAGAAAGTGAGGAAAATATGAGAGACGAAGAAAAGAAGCATGTAATACAAGTTGCGGGGGAATACGTTCAATTAGGGGCGAGTCTCGAAGATATTGAAGATTGTAATATTAAAAAATACATGAAGAAAATAGCCGCTAACGCGGTGCTAATTAACTTATGTGACGTGAATCACATAATTGTATCAAATATCTGTGATGGAGACTTTGACAGTGTACAAGCGTATATGGAAGAAATTCTTGATAAGTTATCAACATGTTTGGCAATCATAGGTAGAGATGGGAGTGGAATTAAAGATTTGTTAGGCGTTAAGGAAATTGATCAAGCTATAGAATACACAATATATGAACAAACGGAGGCACGTTAAGGCGATGAGTAAGTCGATTAGAAAAGTCAACATTCCAAAAACGACAAGAATTAACTTTGTCGACAAGCGCACAACCATAAAGGAGACGGATGAAGATGGTGGAATCGCTTTTTATGATCTCGATTCAACCCTACTGTGTGAGGGATATTTCACAAGCCAAATTCGCGGTCAACTTCAAAAAGTTGAAACAGATAATGAGACTTATTACACTTTTACGTTCAACAATGGCGAGAAAACACATTACCGCAACTTCTACAAGTTGCGTAAATGACGGCATATATGCATCTGGTTTACCGCCGTAGACCATAGCACAACACACTATAAAATAAACGGCTGATATTACATACTAATATAACATTACACTTCAAACAAATAACACAAAAAGGAGATTTAAAATTATGAAGAAATTTGAACTTGTATCTGGAGACGAAAAATGCGTAAAGCTTGTAAAAATTAACGGGACAACCGCCCTTGCAAAAGACGCTAAACCATCTGGCAAGCTTTTAGGAATTGTAATGGGCACAGATGAAGATACTTTCAAAGTTACCTATTACTTATGTATCGAGACTGAAGAAGGTTTTGGCATTTATGCAACAGGTGTGCAGCGTGAAATTGAAAAAATCGCTGATTTATTAACAGATGCTATTGCAGATGGGCATGATTTTATCATTGAATGCACAACAGGCATTTCAAGAAAGTCAAATCAGACGTTCTTTAAGATCATGGTAAGAAGCTTTTAAACGCGGCAACGGTCAACAGTGCGGTTGATATCCAAAACATAGAACGGAAACTTAATCAATTTGTTCGTTTTTTGTATCTATAAGGGACTGGAAACAGTCCCTTTTATAATTACACAATGTTAACAATTTGTTAACAAAATATCTCATATTTGTTCATATTTCCATGCTACAATAAAAGAACAATAAAGAAAGTGAGGTATATATATGTATTTAGAAAGCCAATTATTACAACTTCAACACGCTATTGTATTGAGAGCACTTGATGATATTAAAACACCCGTTTTAAGACTCAAGTATTACCGCGAAGTTAGAAGCTCACTCGAAACATTCGCGCCGCTGTATCATATGACAGTCGATGAAATGATACAAAGTGCAATCGCAAGTGGCTACATCGAGCCTTTTACGGAAAGAGAGGTAGAGGAGTATGGCAAGTAAACAAAAAGAACGTGTTGGCGAAGTCCAACGCGCGAAAGGTGTTTTATATGACGTGACTAACGATAAGTACACACTACTTAAACAGCACTACACAAAACAAGAACTTCTGTTACTTTTGAGAACGTTAGGCAAAAGAGCACAAACCAGACTTAAAACGCTTAGCACATATTTCAACGAACGCGGCAAAAAGTACACTGGACAAATCAACCCAGTATATGACAGATATAAAGGATTTGACATAAGATATCAAGGCTTGTCTACGCAAGCACTTTACAAGAAAGTTAGAACAGCAATTGACATTTTAAACGCTAAACAGTCAACTTATAGCGGCTATGTAAAATTACAACATAACGCTTTTAGTAAGTTAAAAGAGAATCACCCAAAACTCAAAGATTTGACATTTGACCAATGGCAAGCAATGGTTGTATACATGGGCATGTGGCAATCAGCACATGAAGGTGAGCAATACGACAGCGAAACTCTGTTAAGTAATTCCAAATGGGCGTATGAGACGGGGCAATGGGGACCATTTGATCTTAAGAAAGTTGACCTTGATAAATGGTTTTTAGATGTGCAACGTGAGGGAAGTTCGGGACAATGGCTAGACTTGAAAGAGGATTTTGACGACATTTAAGAGAGGTGCAAACAATGGCAAAACGAAAAGAAAAAATTTCATATTGTAAAAAGTTTCTTTGTTTTGACATTGAAACGACTCATGAACACATATCAGAAGATTGCGATATAATCTATACATGGCATTGGTCGGTGATGGATAGCGACTACAATTATAATACGTGTTCTTCATGGGGCGATTTGTACGATTATTTACATAGCCAATATCAAACCTTTTCCACTCAAGGCGAAAACCGTATTATCGTATACGTTCACAACCTCTCTTATGAAATGGAAGCAATTATCAGAAACCTAGAGGGGCACACCATGACAGGCGGCTTCTATATGGACACTCATGAACCGCTGTATTTGATCATTGATGATGTTTTGGAATTCAGATGTAGTTACAAGCTTACTAACAAGGGACTTGCGGCTTGCGGTAAAGATGTAGGACTTGAAAAGCTTGAAATGAACTATAAAGATATCGTAAAACCAGGCGAAACGTTGCCGCACGACAAAGAGCGCTATACATACCGTGACGTTGAAATCATGGTGGCAAAAATCCACCAGTTGGAAGAACAGGAAAATAAACCGTTCTACGAATTTCCTTATACAAATACTGGGTTCTTACGTGACGAGCTTCGCGCTATCATGAAAAAAGATAGCAAATGGATGAAAATGTTTCGTAACACTTCGCTTGACTATGACAGATATGTGATTTGTCGAAAAGCGTTCATGGGCGGCTATACACACGCTAACTACATGTACGCGGGGCAAATCATGGAAAACGTTGATAGTTACGACTTTGGTAGTGCCTATCCTTTTGCCATAGCAACAGAAAAATTCCCAGTAGCACCGCTTAAACGCTTGCCAAATGCTAATATTTATGACTTAAAACGTCTCATCAACACAGACAACTATCTATTCATATGCACAATCACAGCAAAGAACGTTCGCGCAAAAGGGACAATGACATATTTATCATCATCGCATTGCGAAGTATCAAGTGATAGCGTTTTGGACAATGGTAGAATTTTTAAGGCTGATATGATTAAAACAACATGTACTAGCCTAGATCTTGCTATTATTTTGCGAATGTATAAAATTGATGCTATCCGTGTCGATGAATGTTACTATTGTAGAGCTGATTATTTGCCGTCTGGAATAGTTTCAACTATGTTAAAGTACTACAACAAAAAACAAAGTTTGAAAGGCGTCGATGGTGAAGAATTAAACTATGGAAAAGCCAAAAACCGTGTAAACAGCTTTTATGGTATGTTTGTTCAAGATCCTATTCACGACGTTGTAACGCTTGATGGTACAGAATGGAGTTTAGATCATTGTGCAATAACAAACAAAGAAGAAATTTCCGCACAGCTTGAGAAATTTTATAAATCGTTTAGAAGCTTCTTACCTTATCAAATTGGCGTTTTTATACCCGCATGGACACGCTATCATTTAATGCATGATATAGTGTCAAAAATTGACAGAAATGTTTTATATTGCGACACTGACAGTGCAAAAGTTATCAATCGAGAAGAATGTTTGGAAGTCATAAACGGATATAATGAATATGCTATATATAAAGTTGAACTTGCAATAAAACGCTATAACCTTGACTATACTCTACCAGACTTAGGAGTTTTTGACTGGGAGACAAAGAAGAAGGGTTCATGGGTGAAATTTAAAACCTTTGGCGCTAAAAAGTACATATATCAAGAGCGTGACGGAGAGCTATACATGACTGTATCGGGACTCTCGAAGAAAGCCGTAAATTATCTTACATCCATCGAAGATTTTGAAATTTTTACAACTTTCGACAAAGATGTATCTGGACGTACAATATCACACCCAACAACAAACTCAATTCCAACTTACGACAATGGCGGCACATGGATAGAAGATACCACCTACACTTTATCAATCTCGCCCGAATATGGCGCATTGATTGGAATAGACGTTTATAGTATCAAACCGACGCTAATAACAAAAGAGGGAAAGAAAGAAAATACAGATGTAGATATAAATAAACGTTTAGAAAAGTTTACGGTAAAAACGAAACATTTATCACCAATTATATTAGAAAAGATAGGAGAATAAAGTATATGGAAATAGAAAATTTATATATTACTGTTGGCGATGAAACCTATATTAACATTCCATCGCTCTATACTTTAAATGCAGATGTTTATATCGTTTTTGGTGAGCGTTCTGCTGGTAAAACTTATTCAGTTTTCAAGGGATTATTTGACGACTATGATAAAACAGGGGCACAATTTGTCTACATGCGTACACGCGAAGACTATCTTATCCGTGGTAGAGCGTGGGGTGCTGTCGCCAACATCAAGCCGTATGTTGAAAAAACACTATGGAAAGAAGAAGCGAACTTGAACTACTATAGTGGTGTATATAGAAAACAAGAGTTGGGACGAAACAACAAATGGATATATTCGCCATGTGGCTATAGCTCATCAATTGCCTCATGGATGAAATACAAAGGTAACGGCTACGATTTAGTTAAAACTATATTTTTAGACGAATTTATTGAGGACGACGACACTACTACAATAATACCGCTGTCAAGAAACGAATTTTTAAAAGGCTATAGTCAGCAAATATCAACCATAGTTAGACGACGTAAAGACGTAAAAATTGTAGCATGTGCAAACAGCATCAACCCGAAAAGCCCCCTGTTTGATTATTACAACATTGATGCACGTAAACTAGAACAGGGAAAAGTTTACATTTTCAATCGTAAACTTGAGGATGGCGATACACTGAAAATTTGCGTTCTCTATACCGAACCACCCAAAAAAGTACACGTTTCCAAACATCTTGCTGTTTATGAGTCCCAAACAAATGACATGACTATAAACGGAGCTTGGCAAGAGGAAGTCTATCCAGAAATTTATAATCATTTATCATGGAAGTGGTACGCGGAGTTAACAGTTAAAACCAACCGTGTTTACATTGCAGACTTTGGAATAACCGTAATATTTCCAGAAAAGCAACGTTGTCCTATGGTAATTGTAGACGGTAAATACAAATCAAAAAACAATATACTCACAAATGAGCTATATTTACCGACAACACGCAAATTGATAGAGTGGATGTTATACTACAAACGCACATCACAAATCTGTGCAAGCTCAAAAACCGCAAGCGAAAAATTCAATGACTTAATCAAGAGAGTTCTTATTGACAAAAACTAAACCTATGATAAAATAAAACTGGGACTACTAGACAGACTGTGAAGAGCAGAGTAGTTGTGCAAACTGTCAGCACGGGCGTGGAGACACGCCCACCTTATTAGAAAGTGAGGTGCAAGATGGATATTAGCACTGTTACACAGATGATAACAAGTGTCGGCTTTCCTATTTGCATGACGTTAATCTTATGTTACTACATCAAGTACCAGACAGACGTTCATAAAGAGGAAACAAAAGAGTTGACAAACGCTATCAACTCACTCAGAGAAATGATATCAGAAATTAAAACAGAGTTGGAAGGTGGTGTTAAGGAATGACATATTATGAGGTAATTAAGAAAGCTTTATACATGTTTTATCACCGTGATGAGTACGCTTATTTTTATGGTGCAAAAGGACAGGTGCTAACAGATGATGTGATGAACACTTTAATCAGTCTCGAACCCGCGTACTTTTCAAAATACACAACACAGGAGCTTGCAGCATATAAAGATTTCTCACGCGGTAAAATCGGACTTGATTGTAGCGGCTTCGTTTCCGCCGTTGTAGGTGTGCAAAATTACAGCACAGGACACTATCATGACGGAGCACAAAAGACAACACCACTTTTAGGCACTGAGGGAAACGGACTCTATACAACGTTTGGCGGCACTGGTAAGCACGTAGGGCTCGACATAGGCTATGGCTTTTTCCTACATGTACCAAATATGGGACATACCATCGAATTAGGCAGAATTGCAGAATATGAATGGGAACACAGTTTCCACTTTGCAAACATTAACTATGAGGGGGCGAAAGCATGATTGATATTGAAAAGATGGTGACAACTTTAAACATTCCCGACGGTATGACCGTTGATGAAATGCGGCGTATCGTAGTAGATGTTTTAGATATGGCGAAAGCCTCAAATGAGGCAGAAAAAGCAATTGCAACAGAAAACGCAACACTGAAAACGGAAAATGATCGACTCAGTAAGCAGAACTTAGAGCTGTTCAACCGTGTGACAACTTCCATTTCTCCGTCCACTAAAACAAAGGATGAAGACGAAGACGAAAAAGAGGAAGTCGCAACAGACGATATTTTAAGTTATTATATTTAAGGGGGGTATGAATTATGGCAAAAACAACAAAACCGCTGACAAGCGCACAGCGCGGTGTCAACCTTTTTAACGATGCAAGAAAAAATTCTTCAAATGAGTACATGCGCGCAACGGGCGAAGTTACCGTGGCAACTTCCATTAGTCACGCTATGACACCAATTGTCAAGTATGCACCATTTATGAATGAATTTTTACATTATGTTGTAAACAAAATTGTCATTCAGTCAGTAGAATCAAAGATGTACACCAATCAGTATGAAATGTTGAAAAAGGAAGGTTTTCCACTTGGAACCGATCTGGAAATGAACTACATCAATCCAGCTATGGGGCGTGACTATGATATTTCTCTTGGAGCAACGCTGTTACAGGTGACAAAACCAGACGTTAAGACATGCTACTTTAGACAGAACAGAAGACGACAGTTCCCAGTAACTATTCCGCGTGAGCTTATGGAAGGTGGTTTCACCTCATGGGAACAGCTCGACAGCATGGTCACGGGCATGGTAACAAGTCTTTACAGTGGTAATGAGATCGAAGAAGAAAATCTTATCAAGAAGTTGATTCAGACTTCCGTAAAAAATAACGTAGTAATCAAGAAGGAAATTCCATGGGATGAAGCAGACCCAGCCGCTTCTTCTGTTGGTTTCATCAAGACAATTCAGAAAATTGCACTTGATATCACACATGCGTCAAGCAGCTTTAATAATTATCAAGCATACGCAACTGCACAGGGAATTGTAGGCGCGACACCCGCTATCACATGGACACCATCCAACAAACTCTATCTGTTTATAAGAAGTGACGTTTTAGTTAACTGTAACGTTGAGACACTCGCTGGAGCCTTCAACATGAGCAAAGCCGACTTAGTAGGGCGTGTGACACCATTCCCAGACTTTAATTATCTTGATTTTGATTCCTCTGTTGATCCTGTTACAAAGTATTGGAAAACAATTACCGATGATCAAAACATTCTTGCCGTACTTGCGGATGTTAATACATTCGAGTATCGTGACAATCTGAGTACAAGTGGTGACTTCTATAATGCCGCTGGACTATACCAGAATCAGTACTTAAATGTTTGGCAGACATACGGTATTAGACCATGGGGAAATGCTGTTGCAATTTGTAAAAATGCATAATAAAGGGGGGATAATATGACAACTGTATACTTGTTTGATTCACCATTTGATGACAGCGGTAAACATTTGTTAATCCCTAAAGAAAGAAACGCTGAGGGGTTCTTGAAAGAACTTCTCAGCGTTCTTACTTATAAACGCTACGATAATGTAACGTGGGAAAGACAAGGACAGACTTTTCGTTGCCCAGTCCGTGCAGATGAGTTAAGACGCTATAATTATATGGCTTATCAAAATGAATCGAGAATTGAATTTGCGTATATTATAGACTATCAGTACGTTAATAATAAACTGACATATGTAAACACATCTATTGATTATTGGGCTACATATATTGATAAATTCACATTCCATCCGTCTCCTATCATGCGGCAACACCCCGCAAGTGACGGACTTTTCGCGAACTTCTATCCCGAACCTACACAAGTTGACAGGTGGGAAATTGCTCGAACCGAATACGGCTTTTCAAAAGATGATGACGATTCTGTTTACTTGATGACCGCCAACAATACAGACACCTATGAAAACAGGTCTAGTGATTTCTACGCGGCAATCGCAAATTTTGCAATGGGTGATTATGGACAAATCAATAATTTCTTCTCGTTAGTTTCCGTCAACCCTTGCGAATGCGGCGGCATAGTCCAAAGTAACACTAGCAAATTGCCAAGAGCACAAGCGTTAGAAGTGGTTAAACGCTATGCAAAGTGCGGGCGTCAAGAGGATATCATAGGAGCTTATCACGTACCAAAGTTTTTTGCCACTGAGGTTAGCGGAGAAAATCTGGACAAAGTCGACAACAGGACAGGAGAGGTTGAGTTAGTGCAGTCCTTTGTTGAAAAACCTTTGTGGAATAAGTTGTACACTTCCCCACAATTCAATAAGTTAACTGTAAATTGTGGCGGTAGTGCGAAAGAGTATGACTTCCGCTATTTTGATGAATCCGCCCTTTTAGCCAAAAAATTTAAATTCAAGTGGGCGGCTAATCAATCCCAACTCGGTGGTATCGTCATTACACCCCAGCAGTACGGAAACGGCACAAACGGAGACTATTCGCTTGCAAGTAGCACATGGGATAGCGTACAACTTTCGACTACACAGTTAAACAACAGCGGAGTCATGCGCGACTTTGGAAACTTTGGCGTTGCGTCAATCGGAAATCTTTTTTCACTTGACATTAAAGGTGAGCTTCAAGCCGCTGAGACTTTCGCGGAAAATTTGGGTGCTAAATTTGAAGAATCAGACCTTACAATTGGAAATCCAACAGGAACTATTGCAATGTATAACGCTTTGTTTCCTATGATTTCAGTTGCCTGGTACTATCCTTCATTGCAAGACATAAGAAAGTTTAACAATTATTTTTGTATGTACGGCTATAATTACAATGGTAGTTTAGCAGATATCGTTATTGATTCTTTGCCAATTGTAAACTACGTTCACACAAGCGGAGCAATCATTACCGCGGAAAACGCACCACAAAACGCAATCGCGTACATGGCAAACAGGCTTGATAGTGGTGTGTGGTTTTGGCACGGTATCGGAAACTATAAACACACTGATAAAATCTTAGAAAATCATTTTCCAGAAAGTGAGGGCGGTTAAATGGCAACTTATATTGGCGAAGCATCAAAAGATGAAAACGGCAATCTTAGGGGCGGTAAAGACGGAGATCAAAACGGGCTTGAAGTCCGCGTAACAGGTTGGTTTCCTCAAACAGGGGACGGTAGGCGCTGGGATTGGATAGCACGTATTCGCAACCGTCCAGACGTTGCAAGAGGAATTGCAACACTTATGATAGAGTCGTGTGATAATCAAAACGTTGGATATAATCAAGACAGACGGGAGACTTTCACAAATGAATGCAGAAAAGTTGGGTGGAAACCGAAAAACGTTACTACTCCGTGCGCGACTGATTGCAGTGCTCTAGTAGCATGTGTATTAAACTGTCTGAATATCAAAGTGAGCACAAGCATGAACACATATAGCGAACTTGGCGAATTAAAAAATACAGAGCTGTTTGACATATTATATGACAGTAAATATCTGACAACAGGTGACAACTTGCAAGTAGGTGACATTTTGCATATGCCTGGACATACAGCAATAGTTGTGCAAAATTCAGAGTCAACACAACCAGTTCCCGAAGAAAATAAAGAAAACGAACAAGTTGGCGCGCGAATGTGGATAAATTGGCAATACTTCGAGTCTGGAAAGGAATATACTGACAATAGTGGTTGGTATATTAACGGTGACGGTGGTCAAGCGTATGGGCGCTATCAGTTTGACTATGAATACGGACTTGTTCCTTTTATGCAATTTTGCGTGCAACAATACCCGAACCTTTTTAGCGGCTTCCAGCCGTACATTGATTTGGGTGTCAAAAATCCCGCACTTATCAATAACGAGGGACTGAAACAGCTTTTCATTGACTACACAAATAATCACTTGGCAGAATTTTCAAAAATGCAAAACTGGGCGATGTTTAACGACTACTACCAGTTAATAAGAACAAACATACAGAAACATCTTGGCTACGATGTATCTAACATTGGTGCTTATGCTGTCGGTACAGCCGCAAGTATATCAATTCGTGATAGTGGGCATTGGGACGCTGTAAAAGATATATTTGTGGGGACAACTGGAAAAGAGACAGAAAGCGATTGGATAAAATTAGTCATGGCGCGACAAAATGCAAAAACAGGCTACTATGACGGCAACCGCTGGACAACAACACAATACAACCGCGTCTTTGCTGACATGCAAGCCCAAACAGGCGTTATCCAAATAGGCGAGGGCACAATTTCAGACTCAACCTCACACGCCCCCGTCAATCCCGCGGGAAGTGACGCGGGAAGTGCATCTGGTAGCGGCACAACTGAAGTTGTACAACCAACAACACCGCCCCCACCTATTGGCGGTATTGATGCAAGAAATACGTTTTGTCCGTATTGGTCATTAAAATACTTTGCAAATGTTTTGCCGTTGAAAATTGATCATTGACAATCACGGTCAATCTGGTAAAATGTAGGTAGAAGGTTGAGGGTTGAGGGGTGAGGGGTGAGGGGTGAGGGATAAATTTACCACATTCCATGTAGAAAGTGAGGTGTTGAAATGGCGAAAAGAAATATAAAAAATCAGAATACACAGACAGAAAATCTTTTAACTATCGGTTTGTATTATACTTTTTTGCGTAGGATTGCTGTTGATGCGTGGACTTTTGAGGGACTGCCGTTTGACGACGATGACGTTTACAGACATGCCAACAACATTTTAAATGAGAATTTTGTATTAGGTAAGATTGGGGGACTCTGGAAAGAAGATGGTTTTTATGTTGTCGGAGATTGCACAACGTCAAGTACTAAGACGTGGTATGGCGGCGCGACAAAGTATCAATGCAGAACGTTTGTTAGCACTGTCAGTAGAGATTTGAGCGAAGTGGCTACTTTAACGGCTAGCTTATCACCATTTACAGACTACGACATTGTTTCTATTGATGGTCTGTGCAAACATTACGCGGCTTTATTGTATGAGTGCGATAGGTGCATAAACGTAAACCTCAAAGCACAGAACACGCCCGCCATCTTAAATGCGCCCGATGGACAAGAGCTGACTTTTGCCAATATGTATGAGGAAATCGCGGGTCATAAGCCTGTTGTTTATACAAGGGATATGTCACCGCTAAAAAGTCAGTATGACGACATTCGCCAAATTGTTTACCAGACACCCGCGCCATTTGTTGCGGGAAATGTTGAACAGCTTAAATCTATGCTAATGTCGGATTTTATGTTTATGCTAGGTGTTAACGGAAGAACACAGTCAAAAGTTGCGCAAGTATCAAGCCTTGAAGTTATGCAAGACGCACCCACACTTATGGTATTAAGAAATTCTTATGAACAGGCGCGTCAAAATTTCTGTGACCAATGCAACAAGAAATTCGGGTTGAATGTTACGGCAACGTTTAACGATTCCAATATTGGTGATGTTGGACTTCTTGACCAATTCTCTGTTATGGACACCAACAGAGAGACAGTGAAGGAAGTTAAGAACCGTGGTTTAGAATCTCAAGAAAGTGAGGGTGAGGATAATGACAATTCCAATGATTGATACCAACTTTGTAGATAATGACAAGTATTGGTATGATGTGGGGGCGGCGTATACGTTACATGTCTATGATATTTTGCAGAATGCACAGGTTGGGAATGATCGTAAATCGAATAAAAGCTTGTTTGAAAATTACGACTTTGCCGCGTTCGGACTTGATGAATACCCTTTGTTTAGTGAGGAGTTTAGAAAGCCAATTAACGATATGATCGTAAGACATTTTCTGGAATGGGAAATAGGATACGAGACAGACTTTCTTTTCCGTGAACATATGAGAGGCGATATGGCGCGAATTATGCCCGAACTAAACATCAAGCTAAAAGCGCGGTTTGAAGCTTATAACACTGAGAAAATGTTTGAGACGGAAAACAGCAAAAGCAATCATGTTTCCGATGATTGGCATAAGTTTCTTGATACACCACAAGGACAAACAGATTTGTTGGATGATAACTATTTGACGAATGTTTCAAAAAATCATGTGGACGATTCTACAACGCACAGCGGTTCAAGTGGAACTGCCGCGGCTAATGCACAGAGTTACACAACAGCGGTTTGGGATTTTGAAACAGAAATTTGTGATAAACTAAAACACAATTTCTTGGGGCTGTTTAGGTGATGGACATTGACGAAAGTCTAACTTATGATATAATGATTTTAGAATTATGAAAGTGAGGTGTAAATATGGCAAATATACCAATTATCAATCCGCCAGATAAAGAGCATTTGGGCTTTTGTTGGCATCATCAATTTACAATTCCTTTGCTTTTTGATGATTGTTTATCACTTCTGCAAAAGGTGTGCGCTTTGTGGGCAAAGTTGAATGACGTTATTGACGCTTTGAATGAGTTTAATGACGAATTTAACGCATGGGCGAAAAGTGTAGAAGAATCTTTGAAAGATTTGTATGCGAAGTATGAGGCGCTTGATACTAGAGTAACTAATATTGAGGAGCAGTTGCAAAATATTCAGACTGAATTGAATAATATTAAAAATGATATTACAAATATCAATCAGCGTTTAGACAATATCGAAAATAGAGTGTCAAATATCGAAAATGAAATCACAGATATTAAGCAGTCAATTTCCAACATTAACAACTCTATTACACAGATTCAAGCTGATTTATCCGCGTTAGAGGCTAGGGTGGAAAAGTTGGAAGATTTGTTGAAGAATCTTAACATTATTCCACCTCAGACAATTCTTGATTTAACCGACAACGATTCAGTCTGGGCGACCGTTTGGGGTGCATGGTGGGATTGGTTTTGCACAAATATTATTGACTTCGCAAACAGTGACAGTAAATCAAACTGGACATTATCCAACAATTTAAAATGGCATGACACGGTGACAAAACCGAAGCGAACTATTCAAATAGGCTATTTAGGTCAACCTGTTGCACTTGTAAAGTTACCATTCATTGCGGTACGAAAAAGCGTGTGGACTTCTAAACCAACCCTTCAACAAATATATGCAGTTGCACCAACTTTCAAGAGTAATAGTTTATACCCAACTAATGGTTTTTTTGATCTTACATTAACGCAAGAGTTTGGATACACTGTGGATGAAGTCAAACTTATGACAAGTTATATTCCTTTTTTAACTAAAGACAGTATCATTGTTAAATCTGATAATAATTGGACATATCCATGTTGTGCTGTTCAAGCTGACGTACGTTTACAAATTCCAAAAACTGGAACTAATGCAAAGCTTGCAGTTATACCACAAAGCATCACGTTAGCGGCTGTCCCAAATGCGGAAGATCCATCAATTGCAACAGCTTGGGATTTATATATTTATTGTATCGCTGAGAATGGTTAATTAGAAAGCGAGGTATTATATATGGATTTATTGAAATATTTGGAACCAATGAAGAATTTACCAGAGAGGTTTTCCAATCTCGCGTTTTGGCATGGGGTGAGAAAGCTGAGGGATGAGGTTGTTAATGCGTTTGAATATGTGGATAGTTGGGGGGATGGCATTGAACTTAACATTTCTGCATTGCGAAATTATAAGATTTCAAGCTATCAGAGTCCTACATTTGACGCATCTTCCCCATCGCATACCATGGTTCTAGGCTTTAACGATAGTCAGCATTGGTGTAAGTTGACATTAAATAACGTTACGTTAGCGAAAAAAGCCAATCAAATTATTATTCCTATGGGAATTAGTTTCAATGTCATCACCGGCGATACAACAGTTGGTGATAATGTATCATTACCTTTTGCATGGTGTCGAACTGGTAGCACATCGGTAGACTCTATTACACTTTCCTTTATAAACACTACATATGTGCCTTGTTATAGTAAGTATCAAGCACCTTTTAGGGGGAAAGATTTCTATATTTATGGATATATAATTGAATATGATACGTAAATAAAGCCGCCATATTGGCGGCTTTTTGTTTGTTATTTGGTTGGGAAAGTGATTTCCAGAAGATGTTTAAGGGATATCAAAACAATTCCCATATTGCAAAGCTCTTTTGAAGTTTCAACCTCTTGCACTTCATGAAAGAATGCTTTAAGCATTCGCTTTGCTGTTTTGTCTTTGCCGTATTTAATAAGTAAATCTGCAATTTCGTCATACATCTGGTTTTTCTGTTTTGTGGTTAATGCATCCATAGTCAAGCCTCACTTTCATAATGGTCTTGTGGAATTTGTCCACTAACTTTATTGATTTCTGTTACAATTTTAGTTCCGTGCGTTTTATAAATAAAATATTTAATTGCGTCCATCTGGTTATTTGCAGAAACAGTTGTGTAGTCAGTACTATCGGTTTCAGTGTCAAAATACTCGATTAAATATAACTTCATGTTATTCCCTCACTTTCTCATTATGCCAATGTGCATTCTACTGCATACATTTCTTTATATCCTTGCATTTTCAACACTTCTTTAGCACGTTTGATTGCGTTTTCACAGCTATATCCATTACATGCTACATATTCGGGGAAGATTGAGTCTGTGTTTTCGTCATAGACGGCTATCTCTACTGTGTATGCTCTGTATTGTTTTCTCATTTTATACCTCACTTTCTCCTGTCAATCTCTTGTGGATATCGTCACGAGTCACCCAATATTCAATTGTCATATAATTTGTTGAGCGTCTGCCTTTATAGAAACATGGTCTTGTGCGGACTACGCCTTTTCCATACTTGCCATTGTACGCGTGTACGGTTGAGCAACCTTCGTTCATGTAGCCTGGTACGTCTGCACATGTAACATAGTGCAAGCCGCGTCTGTGACAGTAGTCGCGTGTATCATCTAATAATGCGTTCATTTCTGGAACATTGTCGATTGTGTTGCGCTTATAGATCCCGTAAAGATTCATATTTACTCCATTTCTCACCGTCAAGCCGATATGACAGCTATGATATTAGTATCTCAGTACATGTCTATTATATCTTCTCGATTTATGAAGCCCTGTTGCTTCTTCAACTTTTGAAGTCCATAACCCACATTCCACATTACACATAGAAATTTTTCTAGTAACGTAGTCAATATAATCATGAGAAACTTTGTTTTCCTCAAGCAACTCAGCATTTCTAATATACATTTTAGCAAGTCGTCTCTCATAAGCACGCCCAGATTTACATTTGTGCAAATCTGTGATCAATTCCTTGAGTTCTCTGTATAGCTGTAAATATAACTGTCGCTTTTCGTCAAGCATATCGAAATCAAGGTTGGCGAGAGTATTGAGGCTAACGTTGTGCCATTCTGGTTTAATGATTGCTTCATATCGTTTCCATGTTTTGCCGCAAGTTTCTTTTCCCTTGCATTCATTGCCTTTTCTGTCGGCTAGACAGCAGAAGCACTTATCATTGTACATTTCTGAGATTGAAGGAAAGCCGCCATACATTCCATAGAAAGAATTTTTTCTAACCTTTTTATTATCGCACTTATTACAGTTATACGGTAACAAGTTTTCGTCTTGACATTTCATGCAAACTGGGTTGATATCGGTAGCATTGTAAATGTGTGGTGGTAAGGTTTCGATTGTGTTGCGTGTTGTGGTTTCTGTTGCTTCTTCTAATTTACAGAAGTGATCACTATTTAAGAAAAATTCAACAACTTTTTGATGCACGGTTGACAAAACTTCTTTCTGTGTTCTGAAATTGTCTAATACAAATGTATCAATATGTGTTTCGTATGAGTCTGCAACATAATACACTTCAATAACTTCCTCATTCACAAGAACAACTTTGAACTTTAACAATGTATCGCTATCCATTGTCATTTTACCATACTTACAATTGAATAGTTTTGAATATCCCTCAAGATCTTCAACACGTGCTTCTGCTACACACTCTAATACTCCATTATCCGTGCAAACAGCGTCTCCATGCCATCCCCCTACTCCAAACGCTATATACTCTAAAAACTTGTTATAATTATTTGACTTTCTCATAATTTGTTATCTCCTTTCTTTGTTGAAGTACTACCCTCTTTCTGATTATATTATAGCAAATATCAGAATATAAACAATGATATAATTTAACCTCTTATCAGAAGATTTGTTGATATTTTATAATTCACAGTTTGTTAATAATTTTGACATGATTTGTTCATACTTTCACACATTAACACTTTAACGCGGTGAAGTTTAACACTTTAACGTGCTAAAGTGCCAGACCTGTTGTTCTAAAATTTTCGGCAAACGGAGAGGTGATCCCAGATCAATAGCGTCGGCCACATATACCTCCCCGTTGTTGGGATTGACCGTAAGGCCG